GGATCAGTGTCAGTTGCACGCCGGTCGGGACCGCGGTCGATCCGGTATTGTTGGCGAGGATCGCGCCGGCCGCGATCGCGGCGAGCGAAACGGCGCCGGTCGCGGTGATCGGTGCGCCGCCGGTATCGATGCCAGCGCCCGCGCTGATCGAGGTCACCGTCCCCGAGCCGACCGGCGCATCCCACATCAGGTCCGCGCCAGCGCCTTGCGTCTTGAGGTAATAGCCGCTCGTACCAGGTGCTAAGCCCACCCACCCGCTGATGTTGCGGACGAGGACCGTGCCGCGCGCGTTGGTCAGGACATGGTCGAGGATCGTCGAAAGCGTCTGCGGCGTCGGTGCGGCGACGGAGCCGCTGACATTGGCGAGGATGCTTCTGTCGGCGACGGTCGCGAATGAGACGACGCCCGATGACGTAATGGGCGAGCCGCCGGTATCGATCCCGGTCCCCGCCGTGATCGACACGACGCCCGAGGCGCCGATCGCCCAGGTCGGGTCATTGCCGGCGTCGTGGGTCTGAAGGAACAGGCCATCGGAGCCGGGAGGCAGCGCGATCCAGCCCGTGCCGCCCCGGTAAAGCAGCGTGCCGCGGATTGTCGATGCGAGCGCATAGTCGAGATAGTCGCTCAGCGTGTTGGGGATCGCGGGCGCGGTAAAGCCGGCGATGTTCGCCAGCATCGTGCCATCGGGCGCTGCCATGCCTTCCGGCAGCGAGTCAACGTAAGCCTTCGTCGCAACATCGCCCGGATTGACTGGCGTCGGCATGCCACCGATCTGGCCGCCGGTTATCAGTACGTTATTCGCGTTCTGATAAGCCATCGAGCCGACGACCTGGTCGTGCCAGAGATTATCGGCCGACGACCAGACGAGGACGCTGCTATCCGGCGGCAGGTCGCCGGTGCTGATCGAGACGTCGCCGAGCGTGCGGAGCAGCGTGTCGACCGACCCGAATAGTTGCGTAAAGACCGGGTTGCCGCTGCCATCCACGGCGTCAGGCTCGAACGTCGTCCACGAGCCGGCGATGTTGACGAGGAAGATGCCGTAACGGACGGTCGCCGGGTCGACGAACGGATTGCCCGTGCTGACCGTGAACACGTCCAGCGTCGCGTAAGCGGTGCCGGACGAGAACTCGCCGCGCCAGCGGAACGTCAACACCGGCAGCGTGAATGGACCCATCACCGTTCCATCAGTGAGGGTAATCGTCATCTGCGTCCCGGCGACGGTAATCGAGGCGATGCCGGTGACTGGCGCGGGATTGTTCTGAAGGTTGATGATCGCTTCGGCGAGCGACCAGAAATTGCTGTCGACCTCGTTGGCTTCGAGGTTCGCGCCCTTACCTGCGCCCCACGCGCCGAGAGTGCGGAAGACTAGGTCCATCGTCTATGCCTGGCCGGAATGCGGAGGGATGGCATCAGCGGCGTCGAGAATGTGTGGCCCGGCTGGCAGGTAAAATCGATGGTGATGTAGGCCCCGCCGCCGGTCGGCTCAGTTCCCGGCTCGCCGTAATGCGGATCGTCGAGCGGGACGACATCGGTCGGACGCGTCAAACCTTGCCGAGAAGCCAAGCTCGGCGGCCCGCTCAGGGTGCTGGCGAAGTCGACGATGACGGAGGTTCCGAACCAATCGACCTCGTCGAAGCCGAGCAGCGACCCCGTGCTGCTCGCATTCACGTTGGCCTGAACGTCCGGGTTGTATGGCGGCCACCTCTCCGGCGGCAGCGGCGGCGCGGTCGGGTCGTTCAGGTTGTGATATGGCGGATAGGGACCCAGGTTCTTGAAGACCCAGACCCCGACCCAAAGAGGATGCGTCGGGTCGGGGATCACGTCGAACCATTGCAGGGTGATCCTGCACCGCGTGGCGCAGTTGCCGGGAATATACTTTGTCGGGTCATAGGCGCCGGTTGCTGGGTCGAAGCCGATCGGCGTCGCTGGACAGCAGCCGGTCGGGTTGTAGACCGCCCCGGCACCATCGACCAACGGGTTGCCCGCAAAATCGGTTCCGGCTCCGCGCTTATCGCCGAGCCAGATGTGCCCGAGGTAGAACCACCCGCTGCCGCACGGTCCTTCGCATGGCGTAGGCGGCGGGCCGCCGCCGTCGTCCTTCTTTTTCCAATGCACATCGACGATGCGCTCGGTCGGGTTCTCTCGGTAGAACTGTTTATTTTCCTCAACGAGTGGCCCGCTTCCGCTCATATAGCAAAGACCCACGAGGTATCGCAGTCGTCATGCGTCGCTGTCGTCTCGCCGGTCGCGAACGCGTCGGCGATCTCGCCGAGCGCCTCGTTGATGCCCTGATTGACCCAGGAGATTTGTTCGAGCGGGCTGTCGCAATTCTGCTGGGTATTCCGTTTCAGCTTCATCGTTTTTGGCCGCTCGACATCGACCCAACTCTCGCCGTCGCTTCCGTCGATGCGGACCCGGTTAACCTGTCGGCTTGTCTCGTTGAGCTTCTCGCCGCAACACTGGAACTGATAGGTCATCGAGTTGGCTTTGGGCTTTTCCGTCGCGGCCGGCACCGTCCCCTGGACCGTCGCGCCCCAGGTCAAGGTCGCGCGGTTGGCCCGCGTCGGCGTCGATGGGATGATGGTCTGCCCGTAGACGTTCGGCGTCTGATAGGGGCGGACGACGTATTCGAGGTTCGCCATGGCTCACGCTCCCGTTACGAGCGGCGGTTTGGGGAATCAAACATGGCTCAGAGGTCCGCCGATGCGGTGAAGCTGGCGCTTACGATAAATCCGCCAGTCCCGGTTACTGTCACACCAACCGAAAAGCCTGCGGGACCGATACCAGACAACACAATTGCCGAGCAATTCGCATATCCAGGACTTCCGGCTACCATGGTCGGTGTTGCTCGCATTGTGGTCGGGAATAGTCTTGCTGGCCCAGCAGGATTGAGCGGGCCGGCGGCGCCATAGCCGCCATCTGAAATAGTGAACGCCTGATAGAACCGCTGGCAGTGCCGCAGGTCATCCGCCGGGTCCAGCTTCTCCAGCGGCGTGGGCTGCGTCTGGCCGGGCTGCGCTACCTCAAGCTGGATGCCCCATAGTGCAATCGCACCGGACTGCACGCCGATGTTGCCAAATGCCGCATTGGTCGTGGCACCTGACGAAAAGGCTATTTGTATTTGATTACTGTCGTTGCCATCGGTGCCCACCGTTTTGCCCGCAGTCGAAGGGACTGTAAGAGCGACGCTATAGCGCGCCCATGTCGTGCCTAAAGTAACCGACAAACCCGTGACCAGCCACTCGATTGTAGAGGATGGCGAGCCGCCTGAGCCAAATATCTGTGTTCCATTAAAACCCAGCTTCATCCCAGCCGCGCTAGCTTTTGCATAAAAGCTAAGCAAGACGGTCTTACCACTTAGCCGCCGGATGCCTTCTATGGTCTGAATTACTTGCGTATAAGCCGCCGCTCCCGCATTACCAGTGACAGTGACAGTATAATAACTCCGCACGGCTTCATCACCGATTTGCGATCGATCGGTATCATTTGCAGCGGTTATGACGGATTGCACTGTATCGAGATTAAACGCCTGTTGCCAGCGATCAGCGGTATATGCGCCATTCGCCGTCCACGGCCCCGCGCCTCGCTGCTGCACATTGAACAGCCCATTGTGCAGCAGGTTGCGGCCCACGTTGCCGGCGTAGGGAACGCTCGCCGTTGCCGTCTGCACAAAGGCCGTGGTGGCAATAGAGGTGTCGTTGTCGCCAACCGATGCCGTCACCGCCCGGGCATCGCCAGTGAATACCGGCGAGACAATGGGCGCAGCACCAAGATTTGTGAGTGCGGTCGATGCGGTCGTTGCACCCGTGCCGCCATTCGCCACAGTTACCGGAGCGACGAGCGCTATAGTGCCGGTGGTAGTGATCGTGCCGCCACTTAACCCACCCCCCGCAGTGATACTCGTCACACCGCTCGCAGGCGCGGCCGGATGAACGTGATCGGCGCGGGCAAACGTGGTGCCGACACCCACCGCTGCGGTGCCCTCGATCAGCGGCATCGTGCTGGAAGCCTGCGGCACGCTCGCCGTCCAGTCAGTGATGTCGGCATGGGTGAGCGTCACCGTGCCCGCGCGCCCCGCCACGCTCTGCACCGGGGCAGCGGATGCGGCTTGTGCCGCGGTTACGTAACCTGCCGGATTGCTGGCGGCATACCGGCTCGTGTCAGTCGGGTGCGTATGGTCGCCACGCGATACCGTGCTCGCCGTGCCCGGCGCGCCCGTGCCATCCATTGCCGGCGTCCCGGTCGCGTAATTCGGCAGATACGCGCCATTCGCGAAGCTGGCAATCTCAGCAATCGTTGCGGCATAGGAGGTCGTCGACGTCAAGCGCGCAAGAGGCACCTTGTCGGTCGATACCAGCGCACCAGGGTCGACGGCGCTGGAAATTTTTATATCCGCCATGTCAGTTCAGCCCCACAACCATTCGCCGCCGCCGTCCTCCATCGCCCAGCAGAGTCCGCTAGCATCTTCTAACGCGATGCCTGCCGCCGGCGCCGTTCCCGTGCCGGACGGTGCGGACAGATCAATGGTCTTCGGAAGTTGAAGCTCGGTCACCGCCGGGTAGAAGTCGGAATGGAACTCCGACCCTTGGAGCGGTTGCAGATTGAGCGTGACCGACGTCTTTGCGTTCGCGATGGCGGTGCGCGGGTCGTTCTGGCTGCCGACTGTGCGATTGATCGCATCGAGCGCGGTTAGCTGGACGAGCAGCCCGTTTAGCACCGTGCAGTCGATGACCGCTTGCGAGGCGGTCAGGCGCGTGAGGTCGAGGTTGTCGTCGACGATCGCGAAGTCGTCGAGCGTCTCATACGCGAAGTCGGCATCGGTCCCGACAGACATCTGCTCGCCAGCCATGACCTGATAGCCCGTGTTCACATAGCCGTCGTCGACATAGACCGGGATACCGACTTGCGGCGCGGTCCCGTCGCCGGTCCCGATCGAGCAACCGATCGAGAACTCGCCGAGCATGATCCCGCTGTCGCTGCAACTGAGTTTATAGCTCTTGACCTTGCCGGTTGCGGTGCCGCCAGGAAGCCGCCGGTCGGTCAGTTGCACGCTATGGCGAAGGCCGATGTTGACTGCTTGGCGCCAGGGGACGGAGAAGCCCACGTCGACCGCTCGCGCCCGCGCCCGCATCTTCGCCCTGGCGGCCAGCAGGAGATACTCGAAGGACGCCGCGCCACGTGCGGTCTGGAAATAGCTGCGATAGGCGACATTGCCGATCGGGATGGAGCCGTCGAGGTCGACCGCGTCGCCCACATACTCGGAACTGTAGGCGATCGACTCGCGATCCTGTTCCGCCGGGTCCGACAGCGTCGCCTGCAAGCCGCCCGCAACGACCGCGGTAATCGTCTCCGTCCGCTTGCGGTCCGCGCGGTATTCCAGGGTCATCTTGATCTTATAGACGTTCAGCGGAAATTCGACGGTGAAGCTCGCGACGGGTTGCAGATAAACCGCGAGGTTCGTTTGATCGATCGTGTCGCCGAGCGACGTGGTCAACGGATAGCTCTTGCCTTCGTATGTGACGAGGTAATAGGTCGGCTGGAACCACCACGCTTCGTAAATGTAGCAAAGCGGCATCCCGGAGGCGTCGGTCCGGGTCGACAGCGTCCATCCCGCGCCGATCGACGTCCCCGGCTTCGGCCAATCAGACGCCAGCCCATCGCCGGTCAAGACCTGGATCAGCGCGCCGCCGCCGTTGCTATAGGGTCGCTGTGTGAAGCCGTATTGCCAATAGGACCCGGCATGGTGGAACGCGGCGACAATCTCGCTGGTCACGTCGATCAGGCCGGCGGCTTGCTGTTGCCAGCTTACCGTTCCCGTGACCGTGGTCGCGATCAGCGGCGGTTGCCCGTAAGACAGGCTGAAGCGGTCGTAAATCGACGCGTCCTCGCCGACATTGACCGTCCCGTCCTCGCCTTCGAGGACGTCGCTGGTCGTCAACGCAAGCGAGACGCGGTCGATATGCCAGAGCGCCGAATAGGCTTCGAGAACCGTGTCGAGGTCGATCGTCGCACTCGCGAACCATATCGGGTCGTAATAGGGCAGCACCTTGAGCGAGTCCGCGAGCGCCGACTTCTGCGCGTTCAGATCGTCGGGCCGCGCGAGGAACTGAAGTTCGACGATCTCGCCGGCCTGCAAGCGCGGAACGCCGATCAGCCGGCCGTTAAAGAGCGCCTGAATGTCGGGCGTCCCTGACGGCCACGCGCGATCCCAACTCAGCCAAGCCCAGAGATTACGCCCGGTCGCGAGTAAGCCGACGCCAGGGTTTTTGATGGAGATCGTCAGCGTCGCAAGCCCGCCTTCCTCTTGCGAGATTTCGAGGCTGACTACGTCCTCGTCAAAGCGGTTGTGCACCGAGGCATCGAACGGCGCGTTGGGCGTGCGTGGCCCGGTGATGGTCAGGATCGCGTTAACCTCGGACGAGGTCGCTTGCAGGTCGAGATTGATCGAGGTCCCGCCGCTCGGCGCGATGAACGTCGTGCCGACGCGTATGCCGTTGCCGGTGATGTTGTAAACGAGGCCTGGCGTCAGCCCCATCAGCGCGGACGACGGGATGTCGCTGACCAGCGACGGGTCGGTGGACAGAAAGCCGGTGATGACGAAAGGAAGCTCGCCGCTCGCCGTCGCTCGGACGGGCTGGCGTGCGACGGTGTAGGTCGTGACCTGCTCAAGCTCGCCAAGGCTGCCCTCGACGATCGTGCTGTGT